CAGCCAGAATGAATACGGATATTTCCACCGTGCGGCTGCGCCCATTGGCGATGACAGCGCCACGACATACTATGTGTCGTGTAAGGGTAAGCTGAGAATACACTATGCTGTCGGAGCGCTTGACGCACGGACTTTGCAGCTGAGCGACCTGACTTGGCCGGGCGCCACGAGTTTCCCAGTAGCCAACATGCACTTCGGCGTGGTGATGCGCAAGGGCCATAGCTCTACCGGCTATGCCGTCACTCAGCGTGTCGGCAGTACTGAGTTGACGATGGCCGACCTTGCAGAATATGGTGCCTGGGTAGACATCGACGTCAGTAGTGAGATGTTTGCCGGCAACTACGAGATAGCAGCAATAGCAAGCAACTACGCCATTCCGTTCAGCAGTTCGTTGAGCCCCTACAACAACGGCAAGTTCATTGCTTTGCTTGAGCGTCGACAGGTGGCTATCGCTATTCAAAAAGCTCAGGCCAATATCGTTGAGTTGGGTGCATACAAAAACCCGCCGTCTGACACGCGGTATATCCATTACGGATTCACGCTGACGAATGACATGGATATCTATTTGACCGTCAGTTGTGAGTTGACCGTGATGAAGGCCGACGGCGTGACGCAAATAGCGAGTACGACGCATACAGTGTCGATGCCCAACGGCTCGACGCGGCAGGTAGCATCGAGCATCGACTTGGCCAGTATCCCAGGCGGTTTTACCGACGCTTCGTCTGTGCGGTTGATAGTCACCGTGTCGAATGTGGACGTCTTATTCAAGCAGACTACTGCGGCATCGGCTAATATTACCATCGGGCCTTCGCCTTGGACTTAAACTTTAAAAAGATAAGAATATGAACGAGAAAGAGATTATGTACAACGAGAAGACGGGAGGCACACAGGGAGGTGGCTCCGTGCGTCAAGAGAATGACCAGAAAGAACCGAGCCTGAAATGGGTTTTGGTTGGTATTGTAATTTTGTTGTCTGTTTTAATGTTTATACAGCTATGGTAAAAGTAGATTTCGCAAAGGTGCCCATCGTGAATATTGAGGGCGTCGTGATTGAAATGAGTTTCCGCCAGCAGATAGGCAACCAGCTTTACATGACGGGGCGGAATATCGAGGAGTGTGAACTCGGAAAACGGATATATTTCTCTGACGGCGAGATAGAGCTGTCGGAGAAAGAAGTGGCAATAGTCAAACATATTATAGAAGGTTATAGTTTCGTAGCGCGTGAGGCGTTGTGTAGCTTGCTGTGAAGTAAGCGGTTTTTGTTAGTTTTTTAGTTGTGTGTGTTTTTTAGTTAAGTTAGTATTAGTTATTAGGTTTTTCTTTTTGGGCGCAGCGGCGCCTGTTTAGCGTTAATGGTTTTTTCAGTGGGGCACGGCGGTGCCCCTTTTTTTATACCCACGGCTGACGCCGTGGGCACTGCGGTAGATTTGAGCACTGCGACGGTTTGCCAGATTTGTGCGGTAAACCCGAGACGCTTTTTCGAGGGAAAAGAAAAAGCAAAATATCAATGAGTTATCAAAGTGGATTCAGACATTGCAGAGTCACGATTCGGAACAAGGTGGTGGCGACGCAGTTTGGTGAAACGACATCGTGGCAGGATGCCGCGACGGTGTGGGCGGCGAAGACGTGGAAGCACGGTGCAAAGGCACTCCAGGAAGGTGCGCTGGACGCTTACGACAAGGTGCTGTTCCGCATGAATTGGAACAACATCGTGAAGCGCGACTCGCTACTGGTGTGCGAGGGGAAGACGTATCAGATTTTCTCACTCGACGGCGAGTATCAAAAGAACGAGATCGAGATATTGGCACAGGAGGTAGTGCAAGGTGCGCCGAGTAATAACTAAACCCAGATAGAAGATGAAACAGACAATCGCAATTATTCATTTTAACACGCCAGAGCTGACGGAGGCTTGCATCCTGTCAATCAGGAAGCAGGGCTGCGACTGGCCCGTGGTGGTGTTCGACAACTCGGCAGACATCACCATCCCAGCAGGCACCAACGGCAACGGCCCCAAGGAGGAGACCATCATCAAGGCGCGTCCATTCAAGCAGAAGATGAAGGGCGTAAAGGTGATCGACAACACGAAGGGGCAGATCATCGACTTTGAGCAGTTCCTTTCGCTCTACCCTGACCGCAACCGGCAGCTGGGTGTGTGGAAATCATCGGTGTGGGGCAGTGCCAAGCACATCGTGACCGTGCAGAAGTTGTGGGAACTGCTGCCCGACGGGTTCATCCTCGTGGAGAGTGACACGCTCATCAAGCGCGACATCACGGAGCTGTGGAAAGAGCAGTATTCATTCTGCGGATACGTGCAACGCAATCAGGAGGGCAATAAGTTCAAGGTGCCCCGCATCCTGCCCATGCTCTGCTACATGAACGTGCCGAAGCTGACGAAGGAGGGCGCACGCTACTTCGACCCCGAAAGATGCTGGGGACTGAAGGCCGATGCCAACCTGCGCGGCAACTGGTTCGACACAGGAGCCTGTCTGCTGGATGACGTGCTGCGGATGCGCCCCAGGCTGAAAGGCTTGCACGTGGACATCCGACTCTTCATCGAGCACTACGGCGGCGGGTCATGGCACCAGGGCGACTTGCAAAGGCAGTCGGCATGGCTGAAGCAACACGAGGCGTTGTGGGTCACAGCGTCCGACGGTTCCCATGTCGGAACAAATTCCGCCGGTAAACCCCAGACGCAAAAACGCAAGGTAAGTAAAATCAAGAAATAGATATGGAATTATTCGGAAGTAATTTTAATCTGTTCCGCAAGCGCGAAGTGCCAGCACCTACAACGGCGATTTCTGGTGTACCATCAAGCACGATGCCGAAGGATGGTGCGGTGACGGGCGCTGCCAACTATCAGGAGCGCATAGTCTATGCCCGCGACCCGATTACGGCTCTCACGGTGTCGGCGGTGTATCGTGCCGTCGAGCTGCGAGCCAAGACCATCGGAGTGATGCCAGTGCAGTACCGCAAAAAGGACTTCGAGAAGGGCAACTTCACGCTGGATATGCGCGGACTGGGTAAGCGCATGAACTATCTGCTACAGCAGGAACCCAACCCCATCATGACGGCGGCAAGCATGTGGGAGTTGATCACCATCAACCGACTGATGACGGGCAACGGCTTTGTGTATATCGAGCGCGACGAGTTCGACTTCCCCAAGTATCTGTGGCTGGTGAAATCGGGTGCGTACAATCTCGCGGAGGGTAACTACGTGAGCCTGACGTATCTGACCGACCACGGCTACGAGACGAAGCCGAACGTACCGGCAAAGGACGTGTTGCACTTCCCGAACACGTTCCGCTACGTAAACGGCGTATGGGGCAAATCGACGCTTGACTTTGCGCTGGAGACGCTGACGCTGAACAAGACACTGCGAGCTCAGGCACTGGAGACAGCCGGCAAGGGTGGCCGTGTGAAACTCATACTGAGCGAGGGTGGCGAGAGCGGCGGTGTGGCCCCGATTGCCAGCGGACGCTTCGACCCCGACCAGGTGAAGGAGATGGCCAAGCAGGTGAACAAGGAAATCTACGAGCAGGATGTCATCGCCATCCAGAACCTCACCCACGTCAATCAAATCAGCATGACGCAGGCCGAGATGCAGGCCGTGGAACAAAGCGGACTGACGCTCGACGACGTGGCACGCTTCTGGGCGACACCGCGACCCCTGCTGATGCTCGACACCAACAGTCACTACACCAGCTATGGCGACGCAACGATGGAGTACCTGACGCGCACCATCATCCCCGACGCAAAGGATATGGAGAAGGAACTGTTCCGCAAGCTCATCGGCTTCGACGGCTACGGTGTGCGCGACATCCACGTTTGCGAGAAGCCGCTGATGACGATGGACCCGACTGCCAAGGCGAAGTACTACGAGAGCATGCTGCGCACGGGCATCATGACCGTGAACGAGATGCGCCGCGAGGAGGACATGCCGAGCGTGGGCGAGAAGGGCGACATCCCATACGTGCTCACCAACCTGGCAGAGCTGGGCAGCGCAAAACTGCGCGACGTGGCAGGTGGCGGGAGACCCACCAATCAGGAACCGCAACAGCCGACACCGCCAAAGGAGGGCGAGGAATCCGCATGAAGTTAGTATAGCAAACCGCATAAGGTTA